TGGATTGTGAGTGATTCTGCTCGTGGTCTTGTTTCTGGTAGCGATCCATATTTGCTCTTGAACTCTACTGCGGCAGAGGACACAGACGAGGATTGGGTAGACGTATCTTCAACTGGCTTTACAGTAAACGAAACATCAGCGGCTAACGCCAATGTCAATACTGGAACTTATATTTATCTTGCAATTGCATAAGGAGTAATCATGTATAGAGTACGTTCAACTGGCGAAGTCAAATCTCAAGGCGAAATCAGGAGTCTTTATCCAAACACATCTTTTCCAAGCCAATGGTCACCTGAGTTGGTGGAAGAGTTAGGCTTAGATCCTGTATTTGAGTCTCCAACTCCGTCTACAACAATCTACCAAACTGCTTACAAGGATGGTGTTGAGAAGGATGCACAAGGCCGTTGGCTATGGAAGTGGTCTATCTCCGAGATGGACGCAGATGCCAAAGCCGCTAAAGACGCAGAAGCCGCTAAGAATGTCCGTGCAACACGAGACAAACTTATCGCAGAAACTGACTGGATCGTAATTAAGAATCTGGAACTAAATCAGAATGTTCCTGGTGTCTGGGAAGTCTATCGTCAGAACCTACGCGATGTCCCCGCACAAGCAGGGTTTCCTCATAGTGTTAATTGGCCTGCCAAGCCGGAGTAAGTAAATGTCAATGCACTCTACCGAAAGCGTTAAGCACGTTACAGACGCTCTGTCGATAGTGACAGTAATTGGCACACTAGCAGAAATATTGCCAGCACTAGCAGCATTATTTTCTATTGTATGGTCTTGTTTCCGTATTTATGAAACTAAGACTGTTCAGAAATGGTTAGGTAAAGGAGATAGCAATGAAAAAACCAACGACTAAGGCAGGTAAAGCAGAAAAAGTAGGCAAGGTTATGAAAGAGTACAAAGAAGGTACTCTGCATAGCGGCAAAGGCGGTCCTGTTGTTAAGTCGCGCAAGCAAGCAGTTGCTATTGCTATGTCACAGGCTGGTATGTCCAAAAAACCAATGATGATGAAGAAGGCTGGCCGTGGTCGCTAAACCTATATGGGAAAAGAAGCGTCCTAAATCATTGGGTGTTTCTAAACCATTAACTAAGAAACAAAAGACTTCTGCTAAAGCAATGGCTAAAAAGGCAGGTCGTCTTTATCCAAACTTAGTTGATAACATTAGGGCTGCGAAAAAATAATGGTCAAGAAAGTCTATCAGAACCCTGAAGGTGGTCTTAATGCCAAAGGTAGAGCCTATTTCAAGCGTACTGAAGGCGCTAATCTCAAACCACCAGTATCCGCAAAACAGGCATCAAAGTCTCCGAAAGCAGCGGCAAGACGTAAGTCATTCTGTGCTCGTATGTCAGGCGTTGCTGGACCGCTTAAGGATGAAAAAGGAAGACCAACAAGGAAGGCCCTAGCATTAAAGAAATGGGACTGCTAAATGGCAACTACATACTTACAATTAGTCAACGATGTGTTGACACGACTCCGTGAAGCAACAGTTACTAACGTATCAGATACTGACTATAGTGCTCTGATTGGTAAGTTAGTCAATGATGCCAAGCGTGAAGTAGAAGATGCTTGGGATTGGGAAGCACTTGCAACCACCTATACTATTACTACTTCCAATGGTACGACTTCTTATGCTATTACTGGTGCTGGAGATGCTTCTAGGATTCATCGTGTTTACAACACTACTAACCGTCTTTACCTAGAAGAAAGACCGCATGAGTATTTTATCTCCAACATTGATCTAGCGCCACAGACGGTATACGGAATACCTGCTTATTATTCCACAGATGGTCTTGATAGTAGTGGCGATCTAAAGATTCAGGTCTTTCCAGTTCCGAGCACAACTTATACCATTAAAGTTGATGCCTACACTCCAGAGGCAGAACTAACAACCAATTCTAGTTCTACTAAGTTGCCAAAAGTGCCTATTGTGGCTTTGGCATGGGCTAAGGCTATTGAAGAGCGTGGAGAAGATGGCGGTGTAAACGTCAGTAGTCAGTATGCTGTTGCTAAACAGGCACTGGCAGACAGGATCGCTGTAGAGGCCAATCGTAGGCCAGATGAGTTCTCTTTCTATTCAGTATAATGCCTAACAAACCGCTACAAGCAACATCAATCACAGCACCAGGATACTTTGGTTTAAATACTCAAGATTCTGGTGTTGATATGAGCAGTTCCTTTGCTTTGATAGCAAGGAATGCTGTTATTGACCGCTATGGTCGTATTGGTGCTCGGAAAGGATGGGCATACAGGACTTCCTCTGGTGGCACATCGTCATCTCCAGAGGTGATGATAGAGTTTGATAATCACGATGGCACATACACCATCATCAGTGCTGGTAACAACAAGTTATTCACTGGTGAGACAACGATGACAGAGGTGTTTGTTCGTAACACTGCAAACACTGCCAATCAGACTTACACAATCACTGGTAATAACTGGCAGTTTGCTCAGGCACAGTATAGCAGCGGTTCTAACGCTTCTTCACACATGGTAGCAGTACAGGCAGGCCATCCTGCTCTGATGTACCACAAGATGCCTGTTGGTGGGGGCGGTGGTGGTGCTCATGCTCATACGGATGGTTTTGGCTTTCAGCGCCTTGGTGATGTTGGTAACGTACCCTCTGGCTTTACTGTTACTACATTTACCCCAAGTTGTGCATTAGGTGCTTTTGGTCGGATGTGGGTTGCCAACACTGGCAACAGTAATAAACTCACTGTATACTATAGTGTTCTATTAGATCCGTCTGACTTTACTGGCTCTGGTTCTGGTGTTCTAAATCTTGAAAAAGTTGTCCCTGGCGATGACCGCATTATTGCATTGGGCGCACATAACGACTTTCTAATCATCTTCTGTGAAAAGAATATCGTTATCTATAATAATGCCTCCAATGTGTCCAGCATTGCTCTACAGGATGTCATTGTTGGTGTAGGCTGTATTGCTAGAGATTCTGTGCAGAGCATCGGTACAGATGTGCTATTCCTAAGTGCCACTGGTGTTCGTTCTTTACAGAGAACTATTCAAGAAAAGTCTGCACCAGTTAGAGACATCAGCCGTAATGTCCGAGACACGCTTTTGGACTATTTGCTTACAGAAGATACAAAGAAGATCCGCAGTGTTTACTATCCTGCTGATGCCTTTTATCTGTTGACATTACCTACATCTGGCTTTACCTATTATTTTGATTTAAGGCAATTCTTGCAAGATGGTTCTGCAAGAGCAACTGTATGGGACAACATCTCTCCAAAGGGGTTATGTTCTACCCATGATCGCAGAATGCTCTTGGGGAAAACCAATGGAATTGCTAACTACACTGGGTACAACGATAACTCATCAACATATATCTTTTCTTATTATACTCCTTATCTTGACTTTGGTGCACCCTCGGTGATCAAAATGCTCAAGAAGATTGGTATAGTAACTGTTGGTGCTTCTTCAACCACATTTGATATTAAGTGGGCCTTTGATTATGCTACTGATTATAAATCAGTACAGATCACAACAATTTCTGGCGATGTGTCAGAGTATGGTATTGCTGAATACGGAATTGCTGAGTATTCATCATCTATTTTTCTCGATAACCTAAAGAAACAACTGTCTGGCAACGGTAACGTGGTTCAGATTGGTGTTGATGCTGAGGTAGATGGATACCCAGTATCTATTCAAAAACTTGACATTTATGCTGTTACTGGAAGGACAATCTAGCCATGTCTAATTATGTAAAAACTACAAATTTTACAGCAAAGGATTCGCTGACTACTGGAGATCCTGCAAAGGTTGTCCGTGGATCAGAGATAGATACTGAGTTTACTAACATTGCAACCGCTGTTGCAACAAAGGCTGATACAGCAAATCCTACATTTACTGGCACTCTGACAGCCGCTACGGTGTCGGCTGGTGCTACAACTGTTACTAGCCTAACCAACAGCGGTGACTATACTGGTACGATCAGCGGAGGTACATACTAATGGCTACCAAAGAGGAAAAGCAGGCCAAACAAGACGCCATTAAGGCAGAAAAAAAGGCTGCTAAGGCAGAACGGAAAGCAGAAAAAGCCGCTGTCAAGGAAGAAAAGTCTGAACTTGCTCGTATTCAAGCAGCACAGAAGGCTGAGATTGTTGCTCTTAGAGCCGAAGGTGTTAAAGGTAAAGCGTTATCGTCAGAGAAAAAAGCCAATACTGCTGAGTATGAGAATGCTCAGAATCTGTTTAGTGCTACTGGTCGCCAGACACTGCTGACCGAGGGACAACCACGATTCTTCTCTACTGCCGCTACCTATTCTGGTCAAACTGCTGACAATGTTAATAATAGACTGCTAACTGCTGCTTCTAAATATGACACATTGGGTATTACAGATCTGTCAATGGCAGGAATAACCAAGATTGGTCTTGGTCTAGACAAGTTAGTTCAGTACGATCTTGGCAAAGCAGGCAACACTGCCACAACAACCATTCAGAGAGCAGAAAGATTTGTTGGTAAAGCCTTTAGTCCTGAAGAGTTAAAAGCAGAAGGCATCAAGGTTAAGGAAGTTAAAGGTGTTCCTGGTCTGTTCCGATACAGGACTGGCGAAGAAGGCAATACTATCTATACTTTCTTCCGTAAAGACGCTGATGGCAACTTTGTAGGCACTGGTGTAAACAGAACCGCAACTCCGCAAGACGATGGTGGCTTCTTCGGGTCTGATATTGGTAAAGCCTTGATGATTGCTGGTAGTATTGCACTGACTCTGACTCCTGGTGGTCAAGCCTTTGCTGGCTCTCTTGGTAGTGCTCTTAGTGGTGGCGCTCTTAGTGGCGCAGCGGCACAGGCGTTAGGTGCTGCTGCTCTTCGAGGCGTATCTACTGGCCTTATCACTGGCAGTGTTGAAAAAGGTTTGATTGCTGGTGCTCTGTCTGGTGCTGGCTCTGCACTGAATCTATCTGGTCAACTTGGAAATATCTTTGACAGTGTTGGACTTGGTGACTTTAAGGACACCTTTGGGGTTGTTGGTGGTCAGGCTAGTGCAGCATCAATGGCCGCTGCCGATGCCGCTAGTCAGGCTGCTCAGGGACTTGGAGCAGATCAGATTGCATCTAACCTAATTGCTGCTGGTATTGATCCTTCAATGGCTCAAAACGCCGCATCTTTGGCTATCCAAGGTGCTTCTGCAAGCGCGATTACGTCATCGCTAAACACTCAAGCAACTGGCGGTGTTACACTAAGAGACTTAGGAATACCGGAAGAGGAAGTTCCGACAGTACAAGTAAGTGCTCAAGGTGTTGGCGCACCTCCATTTACAGTTGATAGAACACAAGCCGGAGAAAGTCTGTTTAATCTTCCAACAGGGCCAGCAGGGTTTGAAGGAATTGATCTAAGTAGTCAATTAGCAGGCGGTGAAAACATTGGTCAATTCGGTCAGATAAATACTGGTGGTTTTGCTGGAACGCTTCCGACTACAGAGGCATTAACACAATCTTTAATTGCCGCTGGCCTAGCCCCAGGAACTGCCGCTAACTTGGCAGGCGCTACACTTGCTGGTGTAGGTGGCGTAGGCACAGCCGCTACTGGCTTGTTAGGTACAGGTGCTCTAGAGAGTCTTGCCGCAGGCGCTGGTGCTGGCCTAACCGCAAGTCAGATCGCTAATCTAGCAAGAACTGGCGCAGGCATTTTAGGTGGCGCTGGTGGCGGTGCTGGTGGTGGCGGTGGAGGCGCTGGTGGCGGTTTAGGTGGTTTAGGCGGTCTATTCCCAGGCTTGGGTAACCTTAATCTTGGTGGTATGCTTGGTGCTGGCATAGATTTTGCACAGTTAGAGGCACTGCGTAGGGAAGCCACTGGCCTTGGTCGTGAGATGGCCGGAGAAGCCGCTAGAATTGGCCGTGAAGCCGCTGTTCCATTTACGCCATATACTGTTACGACAGGTGCTGGCGTAGGCGCTGTTAGGCCAGGAGAGGCTGTAGCAACGACTGCTCCTGCCTATGAAGCCTTGCGTCAACAGCAACTCGGACTTGCTGGTCAGACACTTGGTGCAATCAGTCCAGCACAGGCCGCTGAGACACTGTTCCAGCGTGCTGAGGCATTGGCCGCACCTGGTCGTGCTCGTGAGCAAGAGGCACTGCTGGCAGATCTGCAACGCCGTGGCTTGGTTGGCTTTGGTCAAAACCTACCCACTGTTGGTGGTGGCGTAAGGGCTGTAAATCCGCTGTTTGAATCGCTGTTGTCTGCACAAGAGACTGCTCGTGCACAGGCAGCACTACAGGCACAACAGCAGGGAACACAAGAAGCAACAAGGCAGGCTGCTTTGGCACAGGGACTGATTGGCGGTGCTCAAGGAATCGATCAACAGGCGTTGGCTGCACTGAACGCTGCTGCTACACTGGGACAACAGGAAAGAGAACTTGCTCGCCGTAATGCTGTATTAGAGGCTGAGGCTGGATTAAGGGGTCTTGAATATAGGGTTCCTTTAGAAGAGATTGGACTGCAAGCACAGGCTAGGGCTTTAACTGGCCTTGGTGGCGCTACAAGAGGTTTATTTGGGTTACCGACACAGCAGGGCAATGTTGGTGGCAGTGCTGGAACTAACCTTAGTCTGAACAACCTTCTTAGTATATTTGGTGGCGGCGGTGATTCCTCGTTGTTTACTAATCCAACAGCAACTGGCGGCTTTGGTTCTGGATACATCTTTGGTAATGAAGATCTAGGCCAGTATTTCTAAGGTAAGGTGAAAATATGGCAAATGTAATGCAATCTTTGTTTGGCCTAGAATTAGACAGGCAACAGCAAGCCCCAATAACGGCAAGGCAAGCAATTTCTGGTATTATTGAGCGTACTGGAGAGTCTTTACAACAAAACATTGCTGGTGCTTTTGGTCAGCAAACACCAAGGCAAGCCTTGAATAGTATTGTTCAGCGTACACAGCAAGAGGCTGATTTAAGCACTCCAGAAGGCTTAATTGCTTTGGCTAACAATCTAAACCAGTTACCACAGTTTGCTGGTATTGCCTTGGCTATGCGGCAAGAGGCTGCTGATAGAGCACGAGAGCAAACTAAGTTTTCTTATGATATTGCTGCTAAAGGCGCTCAGATTACAGAAAGCGGTGCTAGAACAGCAGAGTCTCAAGCAAGGTTAGCAAAATTAGAATTTTCTAATACTCAAGAAGAAAACCTTAGAGCAGAATTGTCTAATCTACCTCCTAATGCTTCGGAAGAGCAGATTCTTGCTGTATATCGTAGGTATGGTTCTGCAGACCAACAAAGTAGAGCAATTCAGGCTTCTTTAGACAGACGCGCAAGATTAGCAGAGCAAAATAGGATGTTGCAACCAGAACTCAATAATAACGGTGTTCCTCAAGGTCGTGTAGATGCTAAAGGAAACTTCTTTGATAACTCTGGTCGTAAAGTAGCATCTAAAGAGTTTGTAGATGCGGAACAGTCTCATAATACTGCTTTGGATCTTTTGTCAAGTTTACGTCAAGTAACTGAAAAAGATATTAATAATGCTTTTGGTTCTCTTGCTGATTACACTCAATCTGTTACTGGAAGACTAGCAGGAAGCGCCTTTAATCCAACAACACAAGCAGCACAGTACAAAATTAACAGAATTGGTGTTACAACTATATTAGAAAACTTACAAAAACTTAAAGGTGCTTCTACTGATAAAGAAATGCAAAAAGTAGCATCTACATTTCCTGGGAATGAAGCAAAACCTAGCGCATCGGAGAAGAGGGTTTTGAAGGAACTCGTCTTATTGGAAATATTCTTAGCCCAATAGCAAACATTCCTGCAATTAGCGCAGCACAGAGATTAGCGCAAGCAACTACATTTGCAGGTCGTGTTGCTGGTGGCGCTGCAATTGGTGCTACTGGCTCTATTTTGCAACCTGTATCTGATGCTCCAGAAGATATTGCAAACTTCGCATTAGAAAAAACTAAGCAATTAGGCATTGGTGCTGTTTTAGGTGGTTTTGTCCAAGGCGGTATTGATACAATTAAAGGCGGTGCTACTTTTTTATCTAATCTAGCAAAACCACTAAGCGAAAAAGGAAGAAACGACTTAATTCGTAAGTATGTTGATGATCTTGCTGGAGAAGACAAGCAAAAGTTTATTGACGCTTTAAATAAAGCAGATGAGATAGTTGCTGGAAGTAGGCCCACAGCAGCACAAGCATTAGCAGGCGCAGAAGAGGTAGCGCCAGAAGCAGTAAACTTATTAGCAGCACAAGCAAGAATAGCCAGGACTCCACAAGGCGCTCCTATATTTGCTCGCCGTGAAGCAGAGCAACAAGCAGCACGTTTGGCCGAACTTCGTACTGTTGGCGGTACAGAAGCAGACTTAGCAGCAGCACAGGCAGCAAGAACAGCGGCTACTGCGCCTTTGCGTGAAGAAGCACTTATGCAGGCTAATATTGCTGGAGAACTTGCACCGCGTTTAGAAGCAGATGTTGCTGCTAGAGAGGCAAGTAGAATTGCTGCATTACAGACACAAGGACAATTTCAAACTATTGCTGCTCAACAAGCCGCTGCTGCAGAACGGTTCGGGCCGTCTGGTCTTCCAAGACTTTCTAGCAGATACAGTAACAACATTGAAAGAGCAGCAGAAGCCATTGATGCTGCTGCAGATACTGGAAATATTTTAGCACAAAGAACTGCAGAAAGAGACTTTAAAGCATTGCAATTACAAAGTCTTGCTGATGAAGGATTCTATCCATTAAAAATTAATGATATTGTTTCAAACATAGATAAAATTCGTGTTGCTCCTGGTCAAAGATCATCTGAAGTAGTAACAAAAACTTTTGATTCTTTACGTCAAAAACTAACAGATCCTGCGTATGTAAAACCAAATGGCATTATTGATTCTCGTGATCTTTACACAATTCGTAAAGAAATTGGAAACGACATTAGAAAGTTTGCAGAAGATGCTAAAAACTGGGATTCTAAACTAACTGCAGGTCTTGAAAAAAATATTAAAACTTATATTGATAATTCAATTGAAAAGGCTGGCGGTGTTCGTTGGAAAGAGTATTTAGATAACTATTCAAAATATTCTACTAAGATTAATCAAATGGAAATTGGTCAATTCTTAGAGCGTAAACTTAACTCACCAATGGACGTTGAAAGAGCAGGTTCATTTGCACAGGCTGTTAGTGAAGCAGCATCTACTATCAAACGTGCCAGTGGTGTTTCTAGGTTTGAAAAACTTGAAGAAGTTTTAACACCAAAACAAGAAGCATCTATAAATGCTGTGTTGGCTGATCTACAAAGATCAAGCACTGCTGCTAAGTTAGCAGAACGTGCAAGAATTGCTAGTATTGAGGCTGGAGAAGCAGAACTTCCTCCTTTACTAAGTAGGGCTGCTGCAATTACAAATGCGTTCTTACGAGCATTGAAAAATGATGCTGTGCCTCAAATGAATAGGGAAATGGCAAGGTTATTTGCAGATCCAAAAGCACTAGCAGCATTTATGTCTGCAGTTCCTAAGAGCCGTGTTAAAGACTTAGTAAACGCTATTTATCCAAAACTAACACCAGAGAACCAAGCAATTTTGGAAAATCTAGTAAAAGTACAAACACCAATACAGTACATTAGAACCACTGCAGGTACTGAAGAATAATAAACTATGTCCGATCCAGCCGCAACCGCTAGGGCTGCGCTAGGAGGCATCAAAGAAGCCGTTGCTGTAGGCCGTGAAATAAAGGAAACAGCAAAAGAAGTAAATGCTTTCTTAGACGAGGAAGCAAAGGCTCGTGTTGCCTGGAAGCGTAAGCAACAACAGATTGAACGCCGTGGCGACATGATGTTCATGAATGCCTATGAAGAATACAAGATCATTAGGCAGATCCGTGACGCAGAGGTAGAGATGTATAGGCAGATTGAGCAAGAGTATGGTAGATCTGCTGTCTCTGAAGTCAAGTCGCTAATCACTCAGATGCGTAAACAGCATTTAGAACTCAATGATGAGATGTATCGTAAACGCATGGAAACCAGAAGAGAGATGATGTGGTTGTTGTTGGCCTCTTCTGTGGTGTACGGAATCTTTAAAATGATGGGGCTGATGTAATGATTACACTATTATCTACACTAATCTCTTTCCTCATGGGCGGTCTGCCCAAGATCCTTGATTTCTTCCAAGATAGATCAGACAAGTCACATGAACTAGAACTGGCTCGGATGCAGACTGAGCGTGAACTGCAAATGATCCAGTTAGGCTTTGTGGCACAGGCTCGCATTGAAGAGATCAGGACAGATCAGGTGGCTATGCAGACAGCGGTGCAGGAACGAGAAGCACTGTATGCACACGACATCGCCATCGGTAAAGGCGCATCGCTGTGGGTTACGAATCTGCGTGCCTCTGTCAGGCCAGTCATTACCTACGGTATGTTCTGTATGCTTCTGTTTGTGAACATCTTTGGCTTCTTCTACGCATGGAAGACTGGTGTGCCTTTTGATGTGGCTATGCAGATCCTCTGGGATGAGGACAGTGCCATTATCTTCTCAAGCGTTATCGCCTTCTGGTTCGGTACACAATCGTTTAAGAAATGAAAGTCTCTAAAGAGTGCATCGACATGATTAAGCATCATGAAGGTGTCCGTACTCGTGGATATAGGTGTCCTGCTCTGCTGTGGACCATCGGCGTAGGCCACGTTATTGATCCCAACCATATAAAGGTTCCTTTAAATGACAGAAAAACACTACCAATCCCAGATGGGTGGGACAGAACCCTTTCAATGGCAGAAGTCGATGACATACTTGCCACAGACTTGGCTTCGTTTGAGCGAGGAGTTTTACGATTATGTCCTTCTGGTCTTACTCAGTCTAGGTTTGATGCACTTGTTTCCTTCTCTTTCAACGTGGGCCTCGGCAATCTCCAACGCTCTACAATAAGGATGTGCCACAACAGAGGCGACTTTGAGGCCGCTGCTGAGGCTTTCATGCAGTGGACCAAGGCTGGCGGTAAAGAACTTCCTGGCCTTGTAAAGCGCCGCAAAGACGAAAGAGCACTATACCTAAAGCCATAAAAAAAGAGCCTCCGAAGAGGCCCAAAAGGACAGCACCTAGACTACCAAAGAAACATTATTCGCACCACGAATACATCAATCACGATGCCTTTAGAAAAGCCATCATATTCATCAAGGTGAACAAATTCCACACCAAGCATACAGCCAGAAATAAGATACAGATCAATTTCCATATTCATATCTCGCAGTTTCTAG